AGCCAGAAGCCCGCGGCGGGTGCCGCGGGCTGCCTGCAGCCAGGGGTTCGGTTTAGAAGCCTGCACAGCTGGCGCTGCACCCGCCCTTGCCCGCGCACTCCGGCCCGAAGCCGCTTTCGATCGAGCTCGGGACCGTCAGCTTGCGGCGAAGCTGCCGTCCGGTGTTCGACGTTCCATCCTGCCGTGGATCGTCTGGTGGGAGCGTCGGCACAGGCCCATCAGGTTGTCGGGGGTATTGTTGAAGGGGTCGCCATCCCTATGGTGGACGTCGAGGGCAGGGGCGATCGAGCACTCCTCACACAGCGCCAGCGGCTTGCGCCGACGTGCCCGGCGGCGGGCTTGGAGAGTGGTGGTGGAGGTTACGTTGTCCCAGCGGCCGTTGCCGGGGCCGGAACGCTGCGCCTTGACGCACTCGGCACACAGGCTGGCGGCGGGGCCGACCGGCGTATTGCAGGAGCTGCAATAGAACCTCCAAGGCCCGCTGTAGCGGTTCTGGAAGCCGTGGGTCTTGATGTAGTCGAGGTAGCAGGCTTTGCAGCACTTGCCGCGATTACGCGACGTAGGGCCGCCGCAGAGGGCGCAGGGCATGGACGTAGGCTCCAACAGGAAAGGCCCGGCAGCATAGCTGCCGGGTTTCTCTCATGCCAGATCTCATTTAGGCGGCGAGGTTCTTGCCGGTCGGCAGGCCGACCAGATGGCGGCGCACCAGCGTCGGCACGGTGTGCGCGGCAACATACTGATGCGAAAGTGTCGCACGGTAGTCCGCCTCGGCCTGCTTGAGCACGGCCTTGATCTCGGCGGCCAGCTTGTCGTCGGGCTTGGTCCCGGCCACGTCCGAGATCGTCAGCCGGTAATCCGCGCTCTCGTAGGAGCCTGCCTTGAGGTCGGCGAGGGCGGCTTCGAGCGCCTTCTTCTGGAGTTCGAGCTTGCCGATCTCAGTCTTGAGGGCGGCGTAGGCGTCGATCGTGGCGGTGAGGTTAGTCATGTGATGGCTCCACCCGGTTATTTCCGGTAACGCTGTTATCGGACCACTGGTCATATTTGTCAATGGCTCTTTTTCAATTATTTTCAAAAAACGTCGTTGACTTTATCGGACCACTGGTCTCATTATACTTTTGAACGGAATTACCCGTTCGAAAAGGGAAGTCCATCACAATGACCACGCAGACCCACCACTTTTACGATCGCGACCGCCACGGCGACGACATCCACAGCGTCGTCGGCACCGCCATGCTGGCGACCGGGCGCTACAAGGCTTGGCTGATAGAAGGCCCCGGCGACGACCTCGACGTCCGCGGCTACGGCCATACCGTGCTGTCGGCGATTGCGGATCTCAACGCCGCCATCGCGAAGGGTGAGGCGGCATGAGCTGGCAGCACACCCGCAGCATGTCGCCAGAGCAGCTCGCTCTGGCGATCGCCACGCTCAAGATGAAGCCCGCGGCGGCCTCGCGCTTCGTCGGCTGCTCCTACCGGCAGATGGTGCGGATGCTCAAAGGCGAGCGTGAAGTGCCGGTTCCGACCTCGCTGCTGCTCGGCTGCATGGTGGCGCACCGCCTGCGACCACTGGTGCCACGCCGGGTGCCCGGCACCTACTAGATCTGGACGGCCCCAACCCAAAGCGCATATGCTCCGCCCGGCGCATATGCGCTTTTTCGCGTTCCGGTCCCAGCATGCTCACGCCAGAGAACCCAGCGGCCAAGACCTATGTCGATGCCGAAATCGCGCGTGCGATCGAGCTGCTGGAGGGCGAATTAGCGAGCGTTGACATGAAGATAGCCGAGCTGACCGATCGCGTGCGGCGGCTCGAACAGGGAGGGGGACATTCCCCGGCTAAATGACGACACCGAAACGGAAAAGCGTTTCTGACCTCGATCTCAAGTCGCTGGCGCGGGCGCACACCACGGTGGCTATTCAGGCGCTGTCCGGCATCGCTCAGAACGGGCAACAGGAGGCCGCTCGCGTCAGCGCCAGCGTGGCATTGCTCGATCGCGGCTGGGGCAAGCCTAATCAACCGCACGATGCGAAGCTCGACGGCGAGCTGCGCATCACGATCAGGAAATTACTCACCAAGGAGGAAGGCGAATGAGCACGACCGAAGGCATGTCGATCGGCGCGCAGCGTGTGCGCGAGAGTTTCAATCCGAGTAAGGACAACATGGTCGATAAGATCAAGCGGTACACCGCCGATCTGATCGACCTCTGCGAAGATCTAAAACACCTTGAGCCGCGGCTCGCGAGCCTCGCGCAGACCGCTTACGAAGAGGCCGCGATGTGGGCCGTGAAGGCGGCCACAACGCAGAAATGACCAGCGGCGAACTGATCGCGGCGTTCGCGATCGTGTTCATGATCGGCATGTGCCTGTCGCTGATGAAGAGGCCGACGCGATGAACTGGCTGTTGAAATGGTGGCGGGCCACGCAGCGCAGTACCGATCTGACGACGCTGTGGCCGGTCTGCAAGCAGCATGCGCGCGACATCGATCACGCGCGCGCCGCGTTCTTCATGCACGCCGTCAACGATACGGCGTGGACCCGCGACTATAGCGAGGATGAGATCATCGCGCGCGTCAGTGAGTTGCAATGAGCGACGTCATGGACATCAGCGTGCCGCAGCGCGGGTGGCAGCCGCGACCGCATCAGCAACGGCTGTGGAATTATCTGCAGCGCGGCGGCAAGAGAGCTGTAGCAGTATGGCATCGCCGCGCCGGCAAGGATGAGATCGCGCTGCATGCGAGCGCGATCGCGATGCTGGAGCGTGTCGGAAACTATTGGCACATGCTTCCCGAGTTCGCGCAGGGTCGCAAGGCGATCTGGGACAGCGTCAATCCACACTCAGGCAGGAGACGCATCGATGAGGCTTTTCCACAAGCCATGCGAGAAAGTACAAGAGAGCACGACATGCACATCCGTTTCCGTAACGGATCAACGTGGCAAGTCGTCGGCAGTGACAGTGTCGTCTCCGGCGGCGGCATCGGGTCGTCTACCGCGGGCATCGTCTTTTCAGAGTACGCGCTCGCGAACCCCTCAGCGTGGGGCTACTACCGGCCCATACTGGAAGAAAACAACGGCTGGGCGTGCTGGATCTCTACTCCCCGAGGACGCAATCATCTACTTCAGCTGTACCAGCACGCCACCCGGACAAGAGGCTGGTTCTCCGAGATCCTCACCGTCGACGATACGGCTGCTCTCTCACCAGAAGCTATTGCCGAAGCCTTAGCCGAATACAAATCGCTGTACGGTGACGACGCTGGCTCGGCGATGTTCGAGCAGGAGATGATGTGCAGCTTCACCGCGGCACTGCTCGGCACGTTCTACGGTCACGAGATGCGCGACGTGCGCAATGATGGCCGCATCCTCGACGTCGAGGCCGACGCCGACAAGTTCGTCCACACCGCGTGGGATCTCGGCGTCGGCGACGATACGAGCATCTGGTGGTTTCAGACGCAGGGCGCGCAGCTGGTGCTGTTGGACCACTACGCCAGCAGCGGGCAGGGCCTTGAGCATTACCTCGACCAGATCATACAGCGCGAGCGCCAGCACGGCTGGAAGCGCGGCAGCGCCTTCGTACCGCACGACGCCAAGGTGAAGGAGTGGGGCAGTGGCAGAACGCGCGTTGAAACTATGTCTGCAATGGGCCTTAAGCCCCAACTCGTTCCTCTGGCCTCCCTCGACGATGGCATTAACGCCGTGCGGCGTACCCTACCATTGTGCGTGTTCCATCCTCGCTGCGAAGAGGGAGGCATCTCGGCCCTTGAACAGTATCGCCGCGAATGGGACGACGAGCGCAAGTGCTTCACGCCGAAGCCGCTCCACGACTGGTCGAGCAATCCCGCCGACGCCTTCCGCTACCTAGCCCAGAGCTGGCGTCCCGCGCCGCTGCGCAAGGTCAAGGTGCCCCTACAGACCGGCTGGCGCATCCCGCCGCCGAACGAGAACCGCCGCGGAGGCATCATCCTATGAACCAGCAACACACTGAGAAGCTACACCCCGGCGGCTGGCCGCGGATCTGGAATTACGACAGCTACTGGCGCAGGCTGCGTGAAGCGTGGTGGGTATTGATCGGCCGCCAGTCGCTACATCGCGCGTGGCAGAAGGGCTATGACGACCACACCAGAGATGAAAGCGCGCGACGCGCGAGGGGCGGCCAATGACGCAAGCGCAGCTCGACCTCGCGCATAAGACGATCGGCGACCTCGGCCACTGCGTCCGCGCCATGGAGCAGTACGGCAACGCCAAGATCGCAGACAAGATGCGGATCGCCATCTCGCTGTTGCAGGCGATGCTTGACGAGAACGAGCAGCTCGCGCTGCCACTGGAGAAAACAGATGGCTGACACCGCAGCTGCCCAGCACGAGGACGTGCGCCACGACGATCTGGAGTTCGACGTTGACATCCAGCCAGCCAAGAAAGCCAAGGCGTGGCTGAACCGGCTGGAGGAGAGCGAGGACGCGTTCGATCGGCTGGGTGATCCCGCCGCCGAACGAGCAGCGTCGACGGGGGATACAGCTATGATCAGGTGGCTGCTGTGCCGGTTCAGGTGGTGTGGCGGCGTCGTCGATTACGACGCGACCGGCTCGTACTGGAAGTGTGCCCGGTGTGGAAAGGTGACACGATGACCCGCGCCCAGATCGATCTCGCCCACAGGACGGTCGGCGACCTCGGCCACTGCGTCACGGTGATCGAGCAGTACGGCAACGAGCGCATCGCGGGCTGCATGCGCGTAGCGGCCTCTTTGTTGCAACAGATGGTCGACGAGAACGAGACGGCAGAGCAAGCGGAGAAAACAGATGGCTGACACCGCGGCTGCCCAGCACGAAGATGTTCGCCACGACGATCTGGAGTTTGACCCGGAGATCCAGCCTGCGAAGAAAAGCAAGGCGTGGCTCAACCGCTTGCAGGAGAGCGAGGACGCGTTCGATCGCTGGCACGACCACTGCGACAACATCGACAAGATCTATGCGAGCCTCGAACGCTTAGCCACGAACAGCACGTCCGGCCGCGCTATCCGCGATCGCGAGTTCGCGATGTTCTGGGCCAATTGCGAGGTGATCAAGCCCACGATCTACGCCAGCGCGCCTATCCCGGTGGTGACGCCAAAATTCAAGGACAGGAGGCCGGTCTACCAAGAGGCCAGCGAGGTGATGGAGCGATGCTGCATCGTCGCGTTCGACTTAACCCGCATCGACGACCTGATGAAGCTGGTGCGCGATGACTTAGCCCTGATCGGCCGCGGCGTGGCGTGGTGCAGATACGAGAGCGCAGGTGAAGGCCGCTATTCCAGCGAGCGCGTCTGCATCGACTTCAAGGGCCGCCGCGACTTCCTGCACTCGCTCAGCTCCAACTGGCGCGAGGTGACATGGGTCGCCGCAGCCAGCTACCTGACGCGATCGGAAGCGCGTCGCCGCTTCCGCAAGCACTCAGGAGACACCTACCAGAGCGCCGAATACAAGGTTGACAAGGACGCCAAGGAGATCGGCGGCGGCGACAACCGCGAGCGCGCCAAGTTTTGGGAGATCTGGAGCAAGGGCGACAAGAAGGTGATCTGGGTCGCGCACGGCTGCGAGGACATCCTCGACGAGGCCGAGCCGCATCTGGAGCTGCAAAACTACTTCCCGTGCCCAAGACCTGCATATGGGACCGTGCAGCGCGGCTCGCTGATCCCTGTCCCCGACATCATGCAGTACAAGGACCAGCTGGATGAAATAAACGCCTTGACCGCGAAGATCCACGCGCTGTCCGACGCGCTGGAAGCCAAAGGCTTCTACCCTGCCGGCGGCGGCGAGCTCGAGGAGGCGATCAACGCCGCGATGGCGACGCACACCAGCGGCCGCTTGCTGGTGCCGATCAGCAATTGGGCCTCCTTCGGCAACACCAAGGAAGTCATCGTCTGGATGCCGATCGACATGATCGCGACGACGATCACCGCGCTGGTGATGCTGCGCAAGCAGATCATCGAGGACATCTACCAGATCACCGGCATGGCCGACATCATGCGCGGAGATACTGACCCTAATGAGACATTGGGCGCGCAGAAGCTGAAGAACCAGTACGGCACCACGCGGATAAGGGACAAGCAGGCCGAGCTGGTGCGGCTGTCTCGCGATCTGGTCGAGATCGCCAGCGAGATCATGACCGAAAAGTTCGACGACGCCACGCTGATACAGATGTCGCAGACGCAGCTGCGCACAGAGGACATGATCGAGCGCGACGCGCAGCAGATCGAGCAGGCGTTGCAGCAGATCCAGCAGCAGGCCATGCAGCAGATCCAGCAGGCGCAGCAACAGAAGCGATTAGCTCCACCGCAGCAGGCTCCGGGCGGCGCACCTCCGGCTGACCCTGCTGCTGGCGGCGCTGCACCGGGCGCGCCCCAACCCCCTGCCGACCCGGTGCAGCAGATTGTCGAGCAGGCGCAGCAGCAAATGCAGCAGGGCATGACGCAGCTGCAACAGCTCAAGGACGAGGTGACGATCGAGCAGGTGCTCTATTTCCTGAAGGACACGCGCGCGAAGTCGTTCACGCTCGACATCGAGACCGACAGCACGATCATGGCGGACGAGGACGCCGAGAAACAGCGCCGCACCGAGTTCACGCAGGTCTTAGGAGGGCTTCTACCGCAGCTCGCGCAGATGATCCAAGCCGACGCCAAGACCGCGCAATTCTGCGGCGAGGTGCTCAAGTTCGCCACGGCACCGTTCCGCGCAGGCCGCTCGCTCGACGGCGCGATCGACGATCTCGTCGAGCAGATGAAGGACAAGGCGAACCAGCCGCAGGCGACGGATCCGGCGACGCAGCAGGCGCAGACAGCGTTGCAGATCGAAGGCATCAAGGCGCAGGTCGCAAGAGAGAAGCTGCAGCAGGACGCGGCCAATGACCGGGCGAAGCTCGAACAGGCCGATCGCCATAAGCAGTGGGAACTGGCGAACCAGCGCCAGATCGCGGGCGTCAAGGCGCAGAGCGAAGTCGGCGAGCAGCAGGCTGATATGGCAGTTCAAGGCCAGAAGATGCAGGAGAGCCACGAAGCGCATCAGGCGAACCTCCTAGCTAATCAGCAGAAGATGGCGATCGAGGCGCAAAAGGCGCAGGCGCAGCTGGCGTCGCACCAAGCCAAGCAGCAGGACATGGCGGCGCGCGCATCCGAGCGGCAGGAAGCGATGCGCATGAAGGCGATGCAGCCGCGGCCGGGGGGCATATGAGCAGCTCCAGCAACATCACGACACGCCCCTCGATGCGCGCGCTGACGCGCGCGTCGGATGACGCGCTGGTGCTGGTCAACATGGCTTTTGTTAGAATGATCACGCAGCAGTCCGCGGGCGTGCTGCGGCTACACTTCGGCCCGCAGGGCAACGACAACATCGACGTCAAGCTGGTGACCATAGACGAATTGCAGAGACAGATGGTGACCTGATGGGCACTAACGACGAGTATGGTTATAGCGACCTCGGCGTGCTCATCGGCGCAACGCCCGGTGAGCCGAACGTCACCGACTACGGGCAGGCCGACCTGCGGCCTTTCGCGATGGGCGCGTTGGCGCAGCATCGGGATTATCAACCTACTGCCGCGCAGGGCACGGACCTGTGGGGCTACCAGATGGGCGGCCGCGTTGTCCCGCCGCAAGACGTCGAGAAAGCCATGAACATGGCGATGTCGTTCTCCGGCGGCGGCCTCAAGGTCAAAGAAGTTGCTCCGGCGCTAGGCTCCGTGCTGAACCCACGCTTGCGCGCGCAAGCCGACGCGGTGCGCGGCACCTATCCGCAATACGCCGAGACGTATCCCGAGGTCGGACCTCCGGCGCTGATGAGCAAGCTGCCTGACCCTAAAAACCCCGGTAAGTACCTGCTCAAGCCCGGACCCGAAGTGCCGTACAGCTCGATGGAGGAGGCGCTGGCGATGGACGCGCGGCCCGATCACTTCTTGAGCAAGAAGAAGCTGCCGCAAGTCGAGGAGTTTGCAGACGCGCGCAACACCATTCAGAAGGATCTGGACCTGCACGGCTACACGCCGTACTTCGACCCGGCGAAGCGGTTCGACGTGAAGGGTGAACACTACGGACCGTTCGCGGACACCGGCACCGCAGCGGCACCAGCCACAGCCAAGACCGACGCCGAGTGGTTCGCTAAATACGGCACGGCGGAGAACCGTGCCAAGTTGCAGGCTGGTTTCGCCGAGGGCAAGAACGTGCCCGAGAGCGCCAACTGGTATCACATGGGCCAGCTGGAGCGCGAGTACGTCAAGGAGTTCGGCGAGAAAGCAGGCCGCGAGGCGTTCAAGCGCGAGTTTGGTGACATGATGGCCGCGACGACCGGCGGCGCTGACCCTTATAATAACTTCCTGATGTCGCAGTATGCCAATGTCGCTGCGAAGAAGGGGGAGCGGCTGGCTACGCGCGCGTATGAACTTCCGTTCCCGATCGGAGGCCGCTACGCGTCTGGCAATCTCGAACAGGCGCAGAAATATATCGACGCGGGAATGAAGGGGTTCGATCCGGCGCAGAACCCGAAACGGTACGACTTTTCTAGCGCGTTCGCTGGCAACAAGAATGCGTCAACGATTGACGAACAAATGTATGGCGCGCTGCGCCCAGTTACGACAAAAGCCTCTGTCGGTTTGCCAGAGTGGTACGGCCCGGCTACGCGCGTCGCGCGAGAGGAAGCTGCCAAGGCTGGCGTTGACGCGCGCGGCTTTCAAGATGTTGCATGGGCGGGCCTGAAAAAGGGCAAGACCGGCGAAGGCTTCGACTATGCGGGTCCGATGATCAACACGATCAACCGCTCGATCGAAACCACGCACAGGCTCACCGGCATGCCGCGCGAGGAGATCGTGCGTCGCGGACTGATCCGCAAAGAGATACCCATGTATGGCATCGGCGGTGCAACCGCGATGGGTTCACTGGCTTCACAAGGCGACTACCAACCCGAGGAGAAAATGTAATGGCACCGCAGTCAGCTCTAACCGTGACGCCTCCAAATCCTACGCCTCCCTCAAACTTCGCCTGCACCGGCGTCACCGGCCCGAACCCGCCGAACTTCACCCGGCAGCAATACGCCAACCCGCAGAACCTGACCGCTGTCGCCGCCGACGGCTCCGGCGGGCGGCCGCAGTCGCCCTACGGCGTCAACCCGAACCCGCCGCCTTATTATGACGACGGCTCGGCGCTGACGCCTACGGCGTTCGCAGCCTCCGTCGCCGCGCTGACCGGCGGCACCTCCGCGGCCGATAACGGCACCGGCACGACACCGGGCACCAACGCCGCGGGCGCGGGCGGCACCGGCTTCAACAGCGTGCTGGGCAGTTATCCCGGCGTCGCCTCCGGCCTCGTCCCGGCCGCCGCCAGCGCCACGGCGGAGGGGCTGGGCACCGAGACGTTAGCCACCGCCAGCTACTCCAGCGCGATCTACGCGCCCCTTGCCCTGACCACGGTCGGCTCCGGCCCGGCGCTGGTGAAGGCCACCACGGACGCCGGTGCGCCGGTCAGCCCGAACGCCAACCACGCCTCAAGCCTGTCTCCAGCAACCAATCCGGCGCTGACGTCGATCGCCTCGATCGCCTCCGGCGGCGGCACCGGCACCTGCTCGGCGACGGGCACCAACTTCACCCGCCAGAGCGTGCTGGTGGTGAACGGCGTCTCCTACCCGACCACGTTCGTGTCGGCCACCAACATCACCGCCACCACGGCCAAGCGGCCCACCGCGGGAACATGGCCGGTCTACGTCGTCACCGGCGGCGTCATCTCCACGGCAACCGTGAACTGGACCTTCTCATGACAGACAAGAAGCGCGACGAGCACGAAGAAGCCGCCGCCAAGGGCAAGGTCGAGCCTGCGGCCGCACCGAAGGAGGCTGCGCCGCAGCCTTTCCCGTTCTCGGCATCCATCAACGAGCCTCAAACCGTCAGCCTGCCGCTGCCGGAAGGCGTGACGGTGCCAGAGCCGGTGATCGAAAGCATCTCGCCAGCGAGCTGCATGGTCGGAGATCCCGACTTTCCGTTGATCGTGTACGGCGACAATTTCTTCGCCGACAGCGTCATCAACTTCGCAGGCCAAGACGAGCCGACCACGTTCGACGCCGACGCCAAAACCCTGTCCACCGGCGTCAAGCCGAGCCTGTGGGCGGAGCCGGTCATCGTGGACGTGATCATCAAGAACGGGCCGGTGTCGTCCGGCCCGGTCGCGTTCGAGTTCGCACCGATCGCGCGCTCGTCGACGAGGAAGAAATGAGCACGGCGGTGATCACGGTCGCCAGCGGCGGGCTGGCGGTGACCGATGTCACCGCCACCTTTCCGAAGCTGGGCATGCCGGTCACGGAGGCGATCGCGATCGGCACGGTCAAGTACGGTATCGCGGTAACCAAGGTCGCCGCAGGCGGCGTCCCGGTGACGTTCGTGGTGGTGTCGACGTCAGGCGGGAACCCGAAATGACGATCGAGCTGGAGGAGTTCGAGCCGGGCCGCTGGCGGGTCCGGCGCGAGAGGCACGAAAAGCAGCGGGCCGAAAACATGCCGCTGCCTTACGTCATCAGCGACACCATGGAGCCTGTCGAGCAGGTCGACGGCAGGTTCTACACGTCCAAGCGCGCGTTCCGCGCGGTCGGCCGGGCCAATGGCTTGATCGAAGTCGGCACTTCAAAGCTGGAGCCGAAGCGGCGTGCGACAGACAGTCCAGAGCACAGGAGACAGATAAGGGACACGTTAGGCAAAGTAGTCTCTGAGTACAAACAAGGGCGGCGGCCTAAGATCTAGGTCGTCTGTTTTGCGATTGTTGGGCGCGCGTGGCCCAGCGAATGTTGCCGGGTTCGTAGTTTCCGTCGCTGTTCAATCTATCAATGGTCGTGCCATGTGGACGAGGCCCTACATCGCTCAAGAACGTCGGAAAGTCGTTCCACCGCTTGCACACGGTGATGCCGCGTCCACCGTAATACTTGAAATCCGTGGAGTTTGGGTCGGAGCAGCGTTGACGCATCCTTTTCCAGACGGAGTACAGCGGATGTCGAGGCGTGTCCCTTCTGGCATGGCCGTGGCGGGCACCCTGCCAGCAACCGCAAGAAGTTATGACACCCTGTCGGAGTGGTCCGCCTCTGACAACCGACGTCGCGCCGCAGTCGCATTGGCACAGCCATGTTTTCTGCCCGTTGCGCACAGTTTCGGTCATCGCGACGACGACCAGTCGCCCAAAACGCTGTCCGGTGATGTCTTTAAAGGAACCCATACCAAACCTTACTGAGGTTGGTACTAAAGTGCAACTCATAACGGTCCAACCGGCCGTAAAAGAAGGAAATTATCATGTCCGACACGTCAGTTACGTCTGCGCCGCCCCAGCCCGCACAGACCTCTACGAATACTCCATCCGTAGGCGAAGTGCCGATCAACCAGAACCCGGTCAACAGCCCGAACCCGGTCGGCTCGCAGGCACCCGAAAAGCCGCAGGATGCCGCCGCCGAGCGGCGCGCGTCCATCCAGCGCGCGTTCGATCGCGCCAGCAACCCGCCGCCGAAGGGCCAGCAGCCCGCCCAGAAGGCCGCGCCGCCAGCGCAGGCCAAGCCGGGCCATAACCAGCCGCCGGAGGAGACGAAGCCGGAGCGGCTGGATCTCCGCAAGCGTCCGCAAGCGGAAGCTGCGGTGCCGTCCGCGGCCCAGCCAAGGGACAGAGGGCGGTTCGCGCCGCGGGCGCAAGGCGCGCCCGGCAACGTTCAGGATACGCGGACTGCACAGGGAAACATCCCACAACAGGGTACCAATCAGGGACAGCCGGTCCGCAAACTGCCCGCAAATGCGCCGTACGCGCAGCCGCCGTCGCGGATGTCCGAGCGTGCCAAGGCGGAGTGGTCGACCACGCCGGAGAGCGTGCGCGGCGAGGTCGGCCGGATGCAGGAGGAGTTCGTCAAGGCGTACCGGGTCTACAAGACCGATTTCGAGGAGATGTCCAAGATCCGGCACTTCCACAAGATGGCCGCGGACCAAGGTACCACGCTCCAGACCGCGCTCACGAACTATGTCGGCATGGAGCAGAAGCTGCGCGCGGACCCGATCGCGGGCTTGGACGTGATAGTCAATAATCTGAACCTGCGCACGCCGGATGGCGAGAAGATCGGCCTGCGCGACATCGCGTATCACGTCCTCTCACAGTCGCCGGACCAGCTCCGCCAGCTCCAGATGGGCAACCAGCAGCAGGCGGCATCCCAGCAGATCGGGGCGCTGCACCAGCAGATCCAGCACTTGCAGCAGACCGTGCAACAGATGCATACTAACCAGCAGTTCGTCCAGACGCGGTCCGCGATCGACGTGTTCGCCGATACGCATCCGAGATTTGATGAATTGGGGACCGTCATCGAGCGCGAGTTGAAGCTCGGCTTCGATCTCGAAACGGCCTACCGGCGGGCGGAGCTGCTCCACCCGACCACCCGAGCGCCTCAGACGCGCACCCCATCGGCTCAGACCCGAGAACCGGACCGCTCGATCCACGGCACCAGCGAGATAGGCCCTAACGGGACTTCGCGGCGACCTCGACAGGCAAGTCCAACCCCTCGCGCAGCTGTTGCGAACGCCATCGCGCGTTTGAACGGCAGTATCTGAACCCTTTGGAGTTGAGCACATGCCCAACGTAACGAGTAATGCCGCCTACCAACAGATCCTCTCGATGGCGATCGAAGATCGCAGCTCAGGCTACGAGGATCTCGTCTCGAACAACAACGCCCTTCTCGCCGTCATGCGCCGCAAGGGGCTTTGGCAGACCTACTCAGGTCCGAAGATCCGCCAGACCTTGCAGATCGGCAAGCAATCCGCGCAGTGGTATTCCGGCTACGATCAGCTGCTGAACCCGGCGATCGATCTGTTCAACGACGCCTTCTTCGATCCGAAGATGGTCGTGATCCCGATCATCCTGAGCTATCAGGAGATCCTGAACAACCAAGGCGACAACCAGCTGATGGACGTCTACGAGAGCTACATCTCGGCGGCGGAAAAGGCGCTGGAGGATGCCATGGATCAGGGCATCTACTCGGACGGCACCGCGAACGGCAACAAGCAGATCACAGGTCTTGCCACCGCCATCCCGATCGCCAACACCACCGGCGTCTACGGCGGCATCGACCGTGGCAGCGCGATCATCTGGCGCACGGCGACGTTTGATGCGAACAGCTTCCTCGCAGGCGCGACGCAGGTGTCATCGACGACCATCCGCCCGATGCTCAACTACATCATGACGCAGCGTTCGCGTGGTCGCGACTACGCGGATCTGCTCATCATGTCGCCGGAGCACTACGCGGCTTACGACGCCGCGACCGTCGCCATCCAGCGGCAGCAGAATGAGACTTCTCTTGGAAAACTCGGCTTCTCGGCGCTCGAATATATCGGCGGCGGCAAGCGTGCCGAGATCGTGCTTGATGGTGGTATTGGCTCGAACATGCCTGCAAATACGACCTTTGGCATCAACACCGACACGCTGCGGCTTCGCTACAACAGCGCGCGTAACTTCGACAAGCTGTTCGACGGCGATGGTCAGATGCCGATCGACAAGGATGCCATCGCCCAATTCATAGGGTGGATGGGCGAGCTCACCATGACTAACCCCTTGTTTAATTGGAGAATGTACGACAGCAATCCCGCTGCATAACCTATTCAACCCCCTTTAGTGGGGGTTGACTACGAACCTCCGGTCTGGCGATCTGGTCTGGTTAACCAACCAGACCGGAGAGTTCAAATGAAAGCCTATTCGCTTCCCTCGAAAGAGGTTCTCGATCAGTTGCTGAAGTACGATCCTGAGACAGGCAAGTTTTTGTGGAGGTTAAGACCTGTGACGATGTTCACGATCGGAAGGTCGACAAAGAAGCCTCGTTCGGCCGAGCACGCCTGTAATCAATGGAATAGCCGCTGGGCGGGAAAGCCAGCGATGACCAAAAGTCATGACGGCTACTGGTACGGTCGTATCTTTTACCGGCAGGTACTGGCGCATCGTGTAGCGCACAAAATAATGACAGGCCAAGACCCGATCGAGATAGATCACATCGACGGGGATCGCGGAAATAACAAGTGGTCCAACCTGCGCGATGGGACACGATCGGACAATCTTCGAAACATCGCGTTAAAGCGCAACAATACGTCTGGGCACCACGGTGTGACGTTCAGTAAGCGTCAACAGAAATGGATCGCTCAGATCATTCTAGGTTCATTTGACAGCAAGGAAGAAGCCGTAGCCGCGCGCCGTAAATACGAGGCGTTGCTCGGTTACCATCCCAACCACGGACGTGACGCTGTGATAACTAACCCGGCCGCCTGACGCCGAACGCTGGGCAGCCGAGTACACTGGAGCCGCCGACGTGTAGGTTCAAGCCTTCCTTCCGCGAAGGCGGCTCCAGACCGTTTCAACAAGGAAGGAAGCACTATGGCTATCAACGACCCTGATGATCTGCTCGTCGTTCTGTTCAAGCATCTGGCAACTGAAAACAAAGCGAAGTCGCTGGAGGAAGGCCGACCGATCTATGACGACCAAGAGATTTGCGAGATCCGCGCGCCCGGCTCAAAAGACGTGAAGGTGTTTCCGGCCACCGCCTTCGCGCGCTGGATCGACGACCCGCTGACGGGTGAACAGACAAAGCAATCTTACGCCGAACGCTTCTCGCACCAGTACCGGCAGTTCAAGGCCAAGGCGTCGCAGACCAAGCAGGGCACGCCGCTCGACTTCGCGCCGTTCCTCAGTGAAGGCCGCCGCTCCGAATTGAAGGCGCAGAACATCTACACCGTCGAGCAGCTCGCCGCGGTCGAGGGCGCGGAGCTGAAGAACTTAGGTCCGGGAGGTCGCGAGATGAAGAACGCGGCCACGGAATTTATCGGCGAGAGCAAGATGGCGGCACCGAACCTGCGCATGGCCGAGGAGCTGGCCGCGCTCAAGGCACGCAACGCCGTGCTGGAGGAGGACAACAAGATCAAGCAGGAGCGCCGCGCCGCGGAAGGCACCGACAGCGAGTTCGACGCGATGTCGCTGGACGAGCTGCGCAGCTACATCGAGGCCAATACCGGCAAGGCTCCGATGGGGTCGCTGAACCGCAAGAACCTGACCCGCATGGCTGAAAACTCCAGACCTGAGAAGGCTGCATGACATGACGCTGTTGTCGGTGGTTCGTGACGTCTGCGCTGTCGTCGGCGTGCAACAGCCGACGTCCGTCACCTCCAACCTCGTCGCCAACAGGACCATGCAGGAGATGTTGGCGCTCGCCAACGAAATGGCGCAGCGCATCAGCTACGACACGCGCGACTGGACTGTATTCCGCAAGGTGCAGACCTATCCCGGCGACGGCGTCGCCGCCGGGTTCGACCTGCCCGCCAACTACAAGCGCATGCTGCTGACCGCCAATGTCTGGCGCTCGACGCAGACGCAGTACCCTATGCGGTTTGTCCCTGACACCGACGAGTGGCTGAACCGGCGCGCACGCAATTACTACGACGTCGCAGGTGAGTGGACGATGCTCGGCGGGCAGATGCTGATCGCGCCGGTGCTCGCTACCGGCACCAGCGTCTACTTCCCTTACCTCGAAAAGAATTGCGTCAACCTCACCAGCGGGGGCTATGGCGACAGCTTCATGGCCGACACTGACAGCTTCCGCCTCGACGAGCGGCTCTTGAAGCTCGGCATGATCTGGCAGTGGAAGCAAAACAAGGGCACCAGTTACGCCGAGGACATGGGCACTTACGAGACAGCGTTGTCTGTCGCGGCGGGCCATGACAGACCCGCGCCCATCATTGTTGGGCGGCATCCGATCTCGGCGAACGCGCGTGTCGCCTACCCGTGGCCGACGCCATGACCGTAGCTGTATATCAGGGGTTCAAGCGGCAGGCGGTGCCCGCGCAGGTCGCGCAGCAGCTCCAGACCGTGACGCTGCCCGCGCCGACGCGCGGGCTGATCCTCAACGAGAACGAGAGCTTCATGCAGCCCGGCGGCGCGCTGGTGCTGGATAATTGGGTGCCCACCATGAAGGGCCTCAAGTTGCGCGGCGGCACCAAGACGTGGGCGAGCCTGCCAGAGACAACACCTGTCATCTCGATGTTCAACTTTATCAGCGGCACCCAGCAGCGGATGTATGCGGGCAACGCCACCAAGCTGTACGATGTCACGGCCTCGACGCCGGTGATGATCAAATCAGGCCAGCTGTCCGGTAACTACGTCGCCAGCCAGCTGGCAAACCAAGCTGGCGACCACATGCTGGTCTGCAACGATGCCGGTGACTTCGTGCTGCACTTCGACGGCACGACGTGGACGACGTTCAACGCCAGCCAGATCAACGCAGATCCGGCGATCACGCCGCCGCCTAGCTGCCTCAACGGCCACAACCTGACCTATGTCTGGAAGTACCGCGGGCGCTTCTTCTTCATTGAAGGCGGCACCATGAATGCGTGGTACCTGCCGACCAACGCCTTCCAAGGCCGCATCCTGCAGATCCCGCTCGCCGGTGCCGCAACGAAAGGCGGCAAGCTGCTGTGCGGCTTCACTTGGTCGATCGATGCTGGCGACGGCATCGACGACAAGTGCGTTTTCATGACCGATCAGGGCGAGCTGCTGATCTTCACCGGCAGTGATCCGTCGACGGCTGCGAACTGGCGGCAGGAGGGCAGATACGCCACCTCGTTCCCGCTCGGCATGAACTGCTGGACGCCGATCGGCGGCGACGTACTGATCGCGACGGTCGACGGCATCATTCCGATCAGCGCGTCCATCACCAAGGATACCTCGCAGCTCGAACTGGCGGCCATCACACGTCCGATCAAACCCATGTGGCGCGACGAAGTGAACGCCAAGCGCGCGCTGCCGTGGACGATGTGCAAATGGGACGAGTTCGGCGGACTTTTCGTAACTTACCCCGGCGGCATCCCCGGCAGCCTGACCATGGGCGCGGTCAATATCGCGACCGGCGCGTGGTGCAGATACACCAACGTCGACGCCATGTGCTTCGGCCGCCTGCGCGCGGACGCGTTCTTCGGCACGCAGTCCGGCAAGATCGTGCAGTTCGAGCGCACGGGAACAGATAATGGCGTGCCCTATACCGCGACGATGGTGGGTGGGTGGGAGATGTTCTCCTCGCAGTCCGCCACGATCGTGTGGCGACAGGCGCGCGCGTCGTTCCGCGCGCGTTCCGGCGAGCCGTTCCAGCCGCAGCTGTCCGCCACGACAGACTATGTGATCGTAATCCCGACGCCGCCGTCCGCGCCCGACATCGCGCAGTACGCGCAGTGGGATCAGCCCGCCCCGGCAACGGCGACCGTGCGTAACACCATGTGGGTTTCGATTGGCTACACCGGCTTCAGCCACGCGCCCATCTGCCAAGTGACGATCGCACAGGCGTCGCCGCCGGATGTTGAATTGATCTCGATAGCTGCAACTTATGACGCCGCTGGCGTGAACGTGTGAGGCAGACATCATGGCTAGGGGTCAACGAACCTACGCTTACCAGTCGATCCCCGACGTAGGGCCTTACGGCACCGCGACCAACCGCGCGCTGCCGGGGCCTGACACCGGGCCTGCGATCGGAAGCCTTTTCAATTCTGGCTTCATCCCGTCCGTGAACCCGACCATACCGGCCTACGCTGCACCCGCCGCGCCGGAACCCGCAGTGACGCAAAGCGCGCTGGAGAAGTGCATGCTGTCCGGCATGTCGCGCGAGGCGTGCGAGCAGCGCGAGGCGATCGCGCAGGCGATCGCGGAGCAGGGCAGCGGTCCGGGCACCGACCCCGGCCTCGGCACGCCTCCGGGCGACCCGGAAGTGGTCGCGCCGCCGGTAGCCGTGCCGGAAGACCCCGCGCCGCCGCCGGTGACGGTAGCGCCGCCGCCGACGCAAAAAGGTGAACCGAAAGGTGATGAGGAGGGTGTCGAAGAAGGCCCGGCAACGCCCACCGGCGTTGTTACGCGCGGGCCGGATCTCCCCGACCTCTCCGTAGACCCGTTCGCGCCGCCAGAGGGCAAGGACCAGTCGCAGCCGCAATTCGACACCACACCGCTTGGACCGAAGGGGTCGATGGTCAATCCAAGTCCGGTCACGGTTACGCCGGTCACGCCGACCGACCCAACACCGACGCCAACGCCGACCGACCCAACACCGACGCCAACGCCAACGCCGTCGCCGACACCTGCGGTGCCAAACAATCCGAACATGACACAGGCCGAGTTCGACGCTGCTGTCGCCACCGCGCTGGCGCAGGCCGCGATCGCCGATCCGACCTCGCCAGAAGCTTCTACGGTAGGGACACCGGCTGCGCCCAGCGCGCCCAGTGCGCCCAGCGCGCCCTCTGCGCCGGGCGCAACCGGCCTCTCAGGCGTCGCGGTCGGACCGACCGGCGTGTCGTCGAACATCGGCGTTACCTCGCTCGGGCTGGATGGCCCGCTTAGCTTCGACACTTCGCCGACCGCGATTGCGCAGGCGCAGACCGCGATGGACGACGCGCAGGCGCAGGGGCTGGCTAACGCGACCGCGCAGTCGATCGGCCAGCTCTCGGGCCTGACAGGCTACGCGCCTCCGGGCATCAATACAGGCATCTCCACGGCAACCCAGCAGGGCCAGCTGTCTGGCATCACGCAGTCACAGGCGCTCGCCGACGCGATGCAGAGCGATCCGGGCCTCGCCGCAGCGATCGCGGCCTCCGCCGAGGCCAGCGTGGCGGCACAGGCGGGCGATCCCGGCCCCGAAGGCGGATACGGCCCTGCGGGCGGCTATGGCCCGAGCGAGAGCGGTCTGGGTGGCGGCGAAGGAGCCAGCGGCGTTGGGGGTGGCGGTCCCGGTCCCGGCGGCGGGGGCGGTGCCAGCGAGGGCGGCCTCGGCGGCGGTGAAGGAGCCAGTGGTGTCGGCGGCACCGCAGGCGAGAGCGGGCTTGGCGGCGGTGAGGGTGCCAGCGGCGTTGGCGGGGCTAGCAGTTCAGGGGCCAGCGAAGGCGGTCTGGGCGGCGGTGAAGGCGCGAGCGGTGTCGGTGGCACCGGCAGCGAAGGCGGTCTGGGTGGCGGTGAGGGGGCCAGTGGCGTCGGCGGCACCGGCGATGGTGGTGTCGGCGGGCTTGGCGGTATCGGCGGCGAGGGTGCCGGTGGCGTGGGAGGCGTCGGAGCATGGTAGCGAACAAGCACACACAGGCGGAAGCCAACTACGGCCGCGGCGACCCGGTCAGCCACTGTGGCATCTGCATCTACTACAACGGCCATGGCACCTGCTCGCAGGTCAAGGGCCGCGTCAGTCCCTACGGCGTGTCCGACATCTTCAAGGCGGAGCCGAACGCATTCGGCAAGACGCTCGCGCCTGCCGAGCTGATCGCCATCAAGCGGATGGCGGCGGACGCGTCAGATCGATCTGGAGGTTAGCGTGCTCGACTACGTCTACGGACACGACAAGGTGGTCGCTGACTTCGTAGCGAGCTTGATCCCGGCTGTCGCGCCCTACGGCTTCTCGGCAGCATCCAAGGCGATCGGCGTGGTCGAGGACGGCAAGCTGATCGCGGGCCTCGTCTATCACAACTTCGACCCCGGCGCGGGCGTCATCGAGATGAGCGGCGCTGCCCTACCCGGCAAATACTGGCTCACCAGCGAGACGCTGCGACGCATTTACGACTATCCGTTCCTTGAGGTCGGCGCGCAGATGGTGGTGATGCGCGTCGCCGAGGAGAACACGACATTGCTGCGCGTGCTCGCCGCGATCGGCTACACCTTCATATTGGTGCCGCGGCTGCTCGGCTACGACAAAAACTGCGTATTGTGTACGCTGACGTTCGAGGACTGGAGCGCCAACAAATTTAACGAACGTGATCGTCGACGCTTGTCGACCGAGAAAGCAAAGGCCGCCTGATGCCGTATCCTCCGCAGGTCGACGCGCAAAGAAACAACATCACCAGCGCGCTGATGAACATCGCAAGCCCGCCGCCAGCGCCTCCGCAGATGCCGCAGGGACCGGCTCCTATACCTCAACAAGGGCTGCCGATGCCGCCGCCTTACTCGCCGCCGGGCATGCCGCAAGGCGGCACGCCGCTGCCGGGCATGGCACCGCCGAGCCTGCCCATAGTTCCTCGCCAGCCCGGCGCGCAGGCACCGCAGCCGATGGCAGCGCCCGGTGCCGCGCCGATGGCACCGCAGGGCGGCATGCCACCGCCACAGTATTGATAGGAGGCAGCTTTGAAGCCCGACCCGCCCACACCTCCAGATCCTGCTGCGACAGCTCGCGCGCAGACCGGGACGAACGTCTCGACCGCGGTGGCGAACGCGTTTCTGGGCAACGTCAACCAGAACACGCCTGATGGCTCGCTGTCCTATAACCAGAGCGGCAGCTACGGCTGGACCGATCCCACCACTGGATCTACCTACAACATCCCGACTTTTACGGCGACGCAGCAGCTGTCGCCGTCCGGCTTGCAGCTCAAGAACACACAGGACGCCACCAAGCAGCAGCTCGCCAACCTCGCCAATTCGCAGGCCAGCCGCGTGCAGGGCGTGCTGGGCACGCCATTCAGCCCGTCAGGAGGTCCGCAAGGCGGCGACAGCGCGAGCATCAGCAACGTGCCGAAGGCGCTTACCAACTTCAATCCGGGCGTACCAATTCAAACCGGCTTCGACAGCGGCGGCGACATCACCAGAGATTATGGACCTGCGGATAATTACTCCGCCGATCGCCAGCGCGTTGAAGATAGCTTGATGCAACGCATGAACCCGCAGCTGCAAATCGAGCAGCAGCGCATCCAGCAGCAGCTGGCGGATCAGGGCATCAGATACGGCTCGCAAGCATATAATGACGCCATGCGCGTCAACTCGATGCAGGCGAACGACGCGCGCTACGGAGCTATTCAGCAAGCAGGCCAAGAACAGCAGCGCATGGACGCCATGGCGGCGCAGCGCGCGGCGTTCCAGAACGCGGCGCAGGAGCAGGGCTACCAGCAGAACCTCGGTCAAGGCACGTTCTATAACCAAGCCGCGAATACGCTCTTTCAACAGAACGCCGCGCAGGCCGCGTTCGCCAACGCCGGTCTGGCGCAACAGGTCGGTCAGGCGCAGTCTGGCTTCAACGCCGCGGAGGCGCAGCGAAATCAGTGGCTGCAAGAGCAGTACGCAAACCGTAATCAGCCGATAAACGAGATCTCCGCGCTGATGAGCGGCAGCCAAGTCAGCCAGCCCAATTTTGTTAACGCGCCTTCGACGCAGATCCCGACGACCGATTACGCAGGCATCACCCAGCAGGGTTTTCAAAACCAGATGGGGCTGTACGGCCAGCAGATGCAGCAATCCAACGCGCTGCTCGGCTGCGTGCTTGGCCTCGGCGCGGGCGTGTTGAAGTCGGACCGCAGGGAAAAAGAGGACATCGACCGCATCGGCACGGTGTTCGCCGCCAACGCGGACGGCGCGCGCAGGAAGCTGCCGGTCTACGAATACGCATACAAGGACGATCCGGCGAGCATGCGCCATATCGGCCCGATGGCGCAGGACGTGGAAAAGATCACGCCGGAAGCCGTCGAGGAACACCGTGGCGTCAAGTACATCAGACCCCGCGAGGTGATGGGGTCCATCATCAAGGCAGTGTAGGATGGTCAACGTGCCAAAAGAGATCGCGGCGCTCGGCTTCCAGCAGGCCGAGCTGCGCAAGAGAATTGCGCAACAGGTAATGGCGCAGAAGATGGCGCAGCAACGGCGGTCGGTCGCACCGCCAGTTGATCCCTTTGCGCAGCAACAGCAACAGGCGCAGGCGGCGGAGGCGCAGCTACAGCAGGCGCTGCTGCAACAGCAGGCGGCGGAGGCGGAGCAGCAGCGGCGGCTGGCGCTGCAACAGCAGCTGGGAGTAGCGTGATGGGACTGTTTGACAATCTTACTTACGCCTTTAGCGGCAGCGCGCCAGCTGGCGACCCGTCCAGCTTTTCAGCACTGGAGAACCGTCGCAAGATCGCGCTGGCGATGATGGCGCGCGATCGCAAGGGCTACCCCAAGAACGTCGGCGAGGGCCTGACCGCGATCGGCGACGCGATCGGCGAGCGTAGCCAGCTATCGCAGCTTGACGCGCAGCAGGCCGCCTATGACAAATGGAACGCGGACCACCCGCCTCCGGCCGCGTCCGAGCTGATGCGCAGGACGGAGCCGCCTCCGGCGACGACAGGGCCGCGCGCCGAGGTGTCGCCACAGCTCGCCCCGGCCGCGCAGCCGGTGCAGGCCGCGGAAGTCGCCGCGCCGTGGCAGCAGACTGCGGTAGCGGCCAATGACGCCTACCAGCCCGTTGACGCGCTGCCGCCCGTTCAGGACGCCGGGGGTGCCCCGCAGATGGCCTCGGCGGACACCGGCACCCTGAGCGACGCGCCGCCGGTGGGCGCGCCCACGGGCCAGCCCAACCCCGCCGCCGTGCGCGCCAGCATCGCCCAGCTCGTACAGCCGCGGCAGGGGGTGCCGCCCCAAAACCCTCTGTTGGGCGGGGGCCAATCCCCCGCCGCTATGCCGCCCTCGGTCAGCCCCGACCCCTCGCTCCTTGGTTCCCCACTTGAGGCGGCGCAGAACCCTCCGCGCCCATTCAAGGTGGCGCAGGGCGCGCCCATCGGTACGGCACCTAGTATTCCTGAGATCAATCGCACATCGCCGCCGGTAGCGATGCCGCCACCGGGTCCGGTGCAGCAGCCGCCGAACGCGCGCTACAACCAGATGGAGCTGAAAGGCGCGGATCTGGAACAGTGGGGCAATCAGCGCGGCGACCCGCGCGCGATCGCGCAAGGTCAGCTGTTGCAGAAGATCGGCAAGGAGCAGCGCGATCGGGAGAATGCGGATCTCCAGAAAAAGTACGAGCTGGACCGCAGCCTAGAAAGCCAGCGCGTACTGGAGCAGCAGCGCGCCGAGCAGGGCAAGGGTCTGGCGCAGAAACAGCTGGAGGAGGCGACCGCCAAGGCCGCGGATGCGCAGCGGGCCAACCGCTTCGGTGGTGCGACGGGATACCAGAAGTTCACCGAGGACATGAGCACGTCGCGTGCCGCTATCCAGCCACTGGCCAACACGCTGCCGATGTACGACCAAGCCAAGGCGGCGCTCAAGGACGCCTACACCGGCACGGGTGCCGAGGTGAAGCTGGACGCCAACAAGATGCTGCGCGGCCTTGGCGTGCCCGGCGACTACACGCCGTCCGTGGCGACGGAGATCCTGCGGTCGCGCATGTCGGCGATCGCGGCGGGCTTCGTCAAGGGCACGGTAGGCGGGCAGAACATCTCGAACCAAGACGTCAAGTTCGTGGAGAAAGCCTACAGCGGCGACATCACCATGGAGCCGGAAAGCCTGCGCAGGCTTCTGAACATCGCGCAGAGGGCCGCCATCGATACCATCAACCAGCACAACGATCGGCTCAACGGCGTGGCAAAGCACCCTGACGACATCACCGTGCGCGATATGTTCCGCGTTCCGATGCAGTACGGCAAGGACGCGGAGATCCTGAAGCAGCAGGGAGGCGATCAAAAGATCCGCGACTACTTTGACCAGAAGTATGGCAAGGGCCACGCCGACGCGGTGCTGAGGGGTAGACCCTATGGCGACTGACAACCCTTTCTCCGAGGATTATGTGCCGCCGTCGAAAGACCGTGCGCCGCAGGTGCCGATCTCTGGTGCCAATCCGTTCGAGCCTTTGCCGGTCGCGATTGGTGCCGATACTTCCGAGATCGTGAGGCCGAATACCAATCCGTACAGCGCCTTCAACACGGTCGGGCGCATGGCGAGCGACGCGCTGCTCGGCTTACCCGACACCATCAACATGGCGGCGCGCGGGCTGAACTACGGCATCGACTACGGGCTGGAGAAGCTCGGACTGCCGCCGCCGCCGGTCAAACCGCGCGGGCTTAGCGAACTGATCACAGGCGAGAAGCCCAAAGGGCCGGACTACGGTTCAATCCCCTATATCGCGCCGATCTTGCGCAAGGCGGTTGGCGTCGCCGAGCTGCCGGAGGACGCTGGCCTTACCCGTTCGCTGCTTGAGGGCGGCGGCTCGGCCTTGCTTGGCGGCGTCGGATCGGCCACGACGCGCGCCATCGGCCGCGGCGTGAAAGCGGCACCGGAAGTGATCGGCTCAATCCTCAACCCGTCGCGGGTCCGCAGCATCACGGATGACGTCTTGGAGAAGTCAGGGGGTAAGTGGTACAAGGCGCTTGACCAACTCGACGTGCGCTATCATCCAGATACCGGCCCCCATATGGCCGATGCTATCAATCGGGGCGCGTTCAAACCAGCAGGGATCACCACCCAGAATGCCCCACGCGCCATCGACGACGTCAACAAGCTCAGATCGATCGATCCAGAGGCCAACGTCCCCTACGGCACCGTCAAGGACTACATCGTTCCGAGAGACATCGAAAGCGTGCGGCAGGATCTCAACCACACCCGCGCCACCGCATGGCAGCCCGGATCTGCGCGCCGCGAGGGGGAGGCCGCCAACACCGCCATCAGCGGCATTGATAGCTTTCTTCACAACCCTCCAAAGGGTGCCATTCATCCGTCCAATCTTAACGACCCTTCGCTCGTTGGGCCTGTTCTCGCAAACGCTCGCGCAGATACAGCCGCCTCGCATCGGCTCGGCCTTCTTACAGGAACTAGAGACGAGATTGGCACGAAGCTCGCCGCCAAGCCTAACGCAAGTAGAAGTGTTGAAGCCCAAGCTC